AGCGGCTGACAAGGATAGAACCCTGTCAGCCGCCCACGATGAAAACACCCAGCACCAAAATTTAGGTCAGCAGTCTGACGGAGGCGCTCACCGCGCTCATGTCGCCCGTAGTGCCGGCTGTGGTGAATTTGGCGTTCACGTAGCGCGGACAGTTGGCAGGAAGCCGAAATCGGAAGGATGTTTGAGGGATTGCGCTACCTGTGCCAGTCAGCACCGCTGAGATGTTTAGGCTCGTGGTTGGAGTGACTGCCGATCCACCTTGTAAGAGGATGGTCAGCGTGTCCGCCGAGGCGAGCTGTGTGGCAGTCAACGCAGGAATCAAAACCTCAAGCTCGTGCTCCTCAGTTAAAAACCCTTTGGAGTTGGTGCCGAGGTCGATGTCGGGAGAAGTGACGTTGCCGTCAGCGGAGGTCAGGAGCCGCGCCTTGGTAAGGTCCGCATCCTGCGTGTTGCGAGAAAATTCGTTAGCCATTGTAGTAATTCTTTAGAGATTAAGCGGTAAGAGCTTCATCGTTCGCGATGGAGTCAGTGATGACGATTGGGATACCGTTGGACTCAAGTGGCAACGGAGCGAAAACTTCGGCGCCGGTGGCGGATTTAGCGCCGAGAGCAGAGAAGGCGGTTGAACGGCTGGTCTGGAGCTGAAAGGCCGAGCGGCGGTTCATCAACCAATAGTTTGGACGATAGCCAACCGGGTACTTGCTGAGCAACTCGGCCAGTTTGGCATCGGTAACACCCATACCTGAATCAGCGGTGGCGTCTTTGAGGCGGCCCACGCTGTACTTGCTGCCGACTTGCATACCCACCCAAGCGGTCAAGTTTGCAACGTGCGCTGGGTACACCGAAGAGGTGCCGACGTTTTCAATGCGCCACTCACCAAGCTCAAAGGTGGTGCTGGAGCCGAACACGAGTTGGACGCCTTGGGTGTCGGTATTGATGCCGTACACCGAGGAGCCGGTAGCAGCACTGGTGCCGCCAGCATCAACCACGAGGCCGGAGTTAAACGCGGTGTGGATTGCTTGCAGGCCAGGGAAGCCCTTCGCATCAACGGAGGTTCCGTAGATGACCTGTGAACCAAGCTCGATCATCGCTTGGCGCATGACGCCGATAGATTCGATGTCTTTCCACGCTTGTTCGCCGTCCTCGTAGGCGCGAGCGACTGCAACGTCGGCCTGTACAGCACCGCTGAGGATGTAACACTCGATCAACTGGTTCTCGAACTCCGATTTGCTCGGGGTCGATCCTTCGTTTGCCGCGCGGAAGCCGACGCCAGGATACGAGACGCGCGAGGCGATCTTGTACGAGGTGCCGCGAATGGTGCGCGCTGGCATGATCTGCACCTCGGGAGCGTAGGTGAGGGTTTCCTCAATCAGCCCGACGATGGTGTCGGAGCCGTTAAGTTTGGCAATGTCGAGAAGATTGGCTTGTGGCATGGTCTTGTAAGAAAGTTGTTATGAGTTGGCCGAAACGTAAACCGCTTCGGTTGGGAATTTTTCGGTGAACGCACGAACCGCTTTTAAGCGATCAAGGCCGGTGGCCGTTCCGATAGCTTGGTTTTTGGCTTCGTGGTAGGAGATCGCTGGGACTTTAACCTCTGGCTCGTTGATAGGAGCGGCAAACGCAGCAGGAGCAGGAGCGGCGGCGGCCAGTCGAGCTTGCAGCTCAATGTCGCTGTTACCAGCTTGCAACGCTTCCACGTAGGCCTTAAGTGCCTCACACTCGGCTAACACCTTGGCATTGTCAGCGGCGAATTGCGCAGCCACTTCGTCGAACTTGGCGGTAAACGCGGCGAACTGCTCCGCAATCAGAGCGGAAAAATCAACTTGAGGTTCTGGCGCAGGCGCCGGTGGGTCAATTGGCATAACATCTTCCTCACTGTCAATCTCGTCAGCCGAGAACACGCCGTCAGCGTTGGCTGCTGGTGTGTCTACAAAGTCAGCCGAGTACAAGCCGCGCGGGCGGGTCATGTAGTTGCCACTCTCCTTGTCCAACTCTGGCGCATCCGCTGAAAACATCAAGCTGACGCCAAAAGTGGACGGGATTTCGTTGATCATCTCCAGTAGCATCTCCTTTCCGCTGTGCGCGTCAAATAGGGTCAGGTCAGCAAGAAGCTTGCCTTTGCTGACTCGAAAATTCTCGTAATAGCCCACCGTGTCTTGGACGCTAGAGAAGTGATTCAGCTTTGCCTTGACCCGTCCCTTCTCGATTGCCAGTGACTTAAACTTGTTCAGCGAACGCTTGTCCACAAACACCCCATGACCGAGTGCAGGGCCTTCCTGAATCAAGGAAACACCCATGATGGTATTTCCTGAAACCTTGCCTTGGAACGCTGCGAATGTCTGAATCTCTTCTTTGACGAGCATACTGGCCGCCCCGATGTCAATCAGTGCTACCAGCCTCTGCCTCATCCTCGGCAATATCTTCGGCCTCGTCCTCTGGCGACTCTTCATCCTCAACCTCCTCCGCAGGCGCAGCCGCTGGCGCCGGAATAGCCGGCGCGTTAGGTGCCCGCCGCTCTAGCATGTAGATGGCGGTTGGCAGATCCAGCACGCCGCCAGATGCGTCTTGCACCATCTTCGCATCCTCGACAAGCTCCATGGCCTCCGCACGCAGCAAACTGCGGATAATGTTGCGATCCTCACCGCGATCCGCCGCAATCTGCGTCTTGCTGATAATCCCGGCCATGGTCTCGTCGATGAGCGCCTTCGATTCGCGCCCGATGTCGGCGGTGACTTTAGCAGGAAAGCGCCATTCGCCGGCATCAAAGTCCGCGACGGCTGGCAAGTGCCCGAGCTGGATGCCACGAGCGATGACCCGCATGACGATCGGATACAGAAACTTCTCTTCCAGCGTAAGCTGGGTCATTTCAAACTCACGCGCAGCCTGTGCCGCTTCCATCCTGACTGCTGTGCCCTGTCCCGCCCAGGAATAAATAAACCCGAACGGAAGCCCGACGGTCAGCCCGGTCGAGCGAACAAGCGTGTCGAGGAACCCGTTAAAGGTCGGCGACGGGCGGTTGAAATCGACCGGGTTAAACGACTCGCCTTCTGCGAGGTACTGAATCGCCCCTGGTTCCACCTTCTTCAAGCGATCCGCATCGCTCATGTAGTCGCTGTGCGTCGTGTCGAGCGAAACGTCCTGGTCTGCGCTGCCGTCTGCGTTGTTGATGACACCGCTGATCGACGAGAGATACTTCACCGATATTTTTTCACATGCGAGGATTTCTTGCAGGTCCTTAATGTCGGTGATTGCCGCATCAAATGCCGAGAACCCACGATAAGAGTCTAACCGGGTGGGGTCGAACAAGTGCAAGAACTCCTGCGCCGGCACTTCGAGCGCAGGCATCATGGACTCGCCGGTCAGGCTTCGATTGTAGATCCGGTAACGGATCGGTCTGCCCGTCGAGTCGATGACGACGCCGGAAAAGTCTTGCTCGCCTCTCTTAAGCGGCTTAAACGGTTTTGCATCTGTCCCGTTGCGATTAGGAATCGAGCCGATGCGGTCAGCCTCGATGGCTTGCAGCCGGATCGGACTGATTTTGAGCATCTCGTCGAGCTGGGTCATCGGCACTTCTGACACGATGTAGCCAATGTCCCCGTCGCGCTTCATGGATGTAACGCCCAGCCCGGCCAGCACCCGGAAGTGATGCCGGCGGGTTAGGTCGCAGCTCGACATCCACCTTTCCACGTAGGCCGTGATTGCCTTGTTGGCTTCCTCGGAGCTTGTGCGCGGCACGTACTGCAAGCGGCCCACCGAAAAGGTGCGGTACTTGCGCAGGATGCTTTTAACCACACTGCTATTCTCTTCCAGCCACCGAGCCTCCCGGATGAGCGTCACCCGGTCGGTATGGTTGCGGCTGGAATCTGGCTGATCAAGTGATTGCCCGCTCGCCCGGCGATTGGTCGATGATTGCGCCCCGACGCGCCAGTAGCCCGTCCTTTCGCCCGCCTCAAGCTGCGCCTTCGCGCGTTGGCGTTGCAAGGCGGTTGCCGGACTGAAAAACCTGATCGTTTGTTCGATAAAACTCATAGCGGAAAGGTTGAAAAGTCAGGTTTGAGGCGGTTGGAGATACCCGGATACTTTACGGGGTCGAGCTGGTGCATTCTGCGCATCACAGCCCGCATCAAAGTCATGACGGGAATGCCGCCATCCGATCCAGATGCGCGGGTTTCGGACTCACCGCCGCCCGATGTGCTGATAACGATGGTGCCCTGCCCTTCGGTCAGCGCCGAAAGACACTGATCGTAAAGCGTCTCGCAAAATTGCAGAGAAGCATACCGTAAAATCGAAGGTCCGCCCATAAAGTCACTCTGTCTGTCAAGCGTTGACAGACTCTGCCTCGTTTGTGATGATTTCGGCCTGCCCGATGATCTTTTCGATGCAGGCGGCCAGCACCTGCATGGCTTCGGCGTCGAACGAGTGGTTCTCGCCCAGCTTTTTGAAAAACGTCTTGTTCTTGCCGGTCCGCTTGTCCTTCTCGGTGACAAAGACCTCATTCTGGATCTCTTTGAAATACCACTTTGGCGCATTGTGCGCGATTTGCCACGATGCACCCTGGCCCGCGCGCAGCCGATGCAGAACCAGCTTGATGTAGTCGCTGCTCCAGACAATACGGTCGCACAAGTCAGCCTGTCGAGCGTTGCGGACTTTGGATCGTGCAAGCCCCACACCGGAATCAACGTGCTGGATCTGCGAATATGGACGTTTGACTGACCGGCTGCGACCGGTCCGCTTGTCCAGCAGTGTCCAAGTGAAGAATTGTGCTTTGTCGCCTTTTAATGCGATCCAATTATTGGCCGCACACTGGCGGTAAACTTCCCCTTGATACCGCTCAAACCCGCAATCGACGAACACGCGCCTGTCGGTAATCTCTAATCTCTTCTGCAAGTCAGCCAATTGCGCCCATGTGTGCAGCTCGCCCGCGTAAAAGAGCCTAGATTCGCCGTTTTGCGCCCAAAGTCGGACGATGACGCGGAAATAGTCACGCTGAACGTCTACGGTCATGTAACGCCTAAACTCTTGATCCCACGGCTCCTCCATCGCGAAACCACCCGACAAATTGACCTCTTCGCTCTGAAACTCCCGCATATCCCAGAACTCACCCAGTCGTTTGCGCACAAACTCCGCCAATGGCGAGTAATCACCCAATTTCCGCGCGTGTTCGGCCTTTAGGAACTCGCTGGCGATCGTGTCCCACGCTACCCATGGCACGGTCAGCGCGTTCCAGTGGTAACTCTTGACGCGCGGGTCTGGCGCCGAGTTCTGATTCTGATAGAACCCGCTGTTCGCGATCTGCCGGCGGACTTGCGGCTCGTCCTTGAGGTGGACTTTGCACGAGGGGCATTCGTATCTGACCGTGTTCTTGATCCGCGCGAGGTCGTATTTGCCGTCAGCCAGCTTGGCGCCTTCACCGTCCCACTTGAGCTGACCCAGCACCATCGGCCACTTTTCCCCGCACGCAGGACAAGCCACATGCCACTCGCTGCATGATCCGGCGGTAAACGATTCGTAGAACTCGCCGCTGTTGTTCATCGGTGTTGAGACGTAGATCCGCTTCGAGTTGCGCGCATCGAACGAGGTTGTCCGCTTGCGTGACTCGTCGATGTGCCCGTGCGTCCAGTAGGCGGCCTCGTCCCCGATGACATAGCGCGCCGCCTTACTCTGCAAGTTGTGGATGTTGCTGGCGCCCATCACGTACTGGGTCATGTGAGCGAATGCCACCGTCCGCTTCTGGATGCTTTTGTCCCCTTTGTTGAGCATCGCCCGCACCGGCTTGCAGTCCAGAATCCGATGCTTAAACCGGGTGTCTAGGAACTCGTCGGCGTGCTCGTCTGTTTGCAGGTAGAGACACATGTCCCCGCCTTCTTCCGCGATCAGGTACAACATGGCGCCTTCGGCCAGGGCGGTCTTGGCACTTTGCACCGAGCACGCGCAGATGATTTCGCGCGTTTCGTGATTTCGCAGCTCTTCAAGCGGCGCCTTGATCCATGGCGAGTTCCGCACGTCAAACGATCCAAGGATCGGCCCGCGCTCAAACCGCACATGCGTGCGCAGCCACTCGTCCACCGGAAGTTTGGGCGTAGGCCGCCAAACCTCGGCCATTAGTGAGTAGATCGAGAAGGCCATCAGCTCTTGCGCGGTCTCCCTCGCTTCACTGGCTCGGTTGGCGCGATCTCGACTTCCATCATTTCAACGTCCACCTTCTTGGACTTAAGCTGCTCCTCGATCTTGATGTAATCCTCGTGCTCCATCTCCCGCAGGATCTTGTCGATGCAGGCAAGTAGCCGCTCCTCGGCCTCCGCCGGTGACACGCCGCTGACTTCGTATGCCATCTCCGGCGGGATGCGCTTGATCTTCTCTTTGATTGCATACATCACGGCCCGCACTTGTGCCAGCACCTCATCGACCGAGACGTATTTCGCCTGTAAAATCTCGATCTGTGTGGCCAGCTTCTGACACTCCAAATGGATCTTCCGCGCCTTTAGCGATGCCACGTCCTGCACTCCCTCGACGTTGATCGTGTCCCCGTCGTTTAAGCGCGTATACTTGCCGCTGGCCAGAAACTGCTGACGCGCAGCCTTGATCTTTTCAATGTCATACCCGTTCGGGCCTTTGACGAACGCTTCGGGATACTTTTCTTCCCATCGACGTAACGCGCCCGGCGAGATCGAGAAAAAGTCGGCCACATCTTTCTGAGTCTCGTAGCGCGGCTGGGTGTTGCGGCTC